TTTTATTAGTTGTTATATCTTTATCCGCTCCGACCATAGTATCATAAGCATATCTTTTGCCCATAGGTAAAGATAACTCGTTCCATATGTATAACCAATCGGAATAATGTTTATCTATTTGTTGACCACCAATTTCTACTACTACAGATTTTATTAAGCGTAGACCTAAGTAGTTAACATATGAATCAGTAGCAGCAGTGCTAGTTTTCTTGGGCACATCTACTTGTAAATACATGCGATTAATTAAATCGCCGTTGCGCGATATTTGACAGGTTATTGTGTTTCCATATCCAATATTTCCATTAAATGTCTGCTGTATAGCTTCCATAGCGAAGTTAGTATGACGACGATAAACTACTTTAAAAAAGGTAATTTGAGGATTACCAGTTAAATAAACATCCTGAGCACCATAAGCTACTAATTGAAGAAGACCACCACCCATTTACGCTATATTCTTTATACTATTAGAGGAGAAAAAAATATAGATTATATGACACAAATTTAATTTTGTATATAAACCTTAATATTTATAATTCAAATATAATGATGTTTAAAGAGAAGTCATCAAAGAAAAAGGTCTCTGTTGATATAAATGAAACTTTTACATTAGATGCAATGCATAATAATATGATAAAGGATTTTGAAAAGAGCGATAAAGAAAAGTTGTATTACAAAAATAAACTAAAATTTTGCGAAGAGGAAAAAAATAATATATTAAATATTATTAAAAATAGTACAGATAAAGATATAAATAGTAAATTATGGTTTAGTAATATAGAACTAAGCGAAGAAATATTAGATATAAAATCAAGATTAAATGAGTTAAATAAATTAGATGAAATAGAATATTATAAAAATACAAGTGATATATTATTTCAATATTATGATACTGTAAACAAACAGTCAGATATTAATCAAAATTTAAATTATTTAAAAGATGTAAATACTAAATCAAAAATATATAAGAAGGATAATAATAAAAAAAAGAAAGGTATTAACATTAATACAATCAATGTTTTGGAAGCATTAAATAATATAAATAATAAAAAACAAATTGAAGAAAAAACTTTAGATAACGAAAAAAACAATAGTTGCGAATATAATACCGGCGATAGAATTATTAGTAATTATAATAATAGTTATAATAATGATAATGATGATAATAGTTTTTATGAGAAGGGATTCATTGATAATGATACCGATAAGGATAAAACAGAAGCTCTACAAGATAAAAGTTCTTTAGTAGATAAATATATGGCGATAATAAATAATAAATATATCAGAACAGTTGAAGAAGAAAATATAGAAATTTGCAAGGTTTGTAAAAATAGTATGACATGTCTTCAATATGACGCAATAATCGTTTGTAATTTTTGCGGATATCAAGAATTATTATTAGTAGAGCAAAATAGACCTATATTAAAACAAAATACAAAGGATACTTCTCACTTTTGTTATAAAAGAATAAATCATTTTAGAGAATGGTGTAACCAAGTACAAGGAAAAGAAAGTACCGATATTCCAGATGAAATTTTTGAAAAAATTTTAATAGAGATTAAGAAGGAAAAGATTACAGATTTAAAGAAGATAACATATTTAAAAATGAGAGATATCCTAAAAAGACTGAGAATAAATAAATATTATGAACATATTAATTATATTATAAATAGAATTAACGGAATACCTACACCGCAATTTAGTCCAGAATTAGAAGATAAGTTGTGCAGTATGTTTAGAAGTATTCAAGCCCCCTTTTTAAAACATTGTCCTAAAGATAGGAAAAACTTTCTTTCATATAGTTATGTTTTATACAAATTCTTTCAAATATTAGGATTAAATGGGTATTTAAAGTATTTTCCATTATTAAAAAGTAGAGAGAAATTATATATTCAAGACCAAATATGGAAGAAGATTTGTATAGATTTAAATTATAAAATAATACCTTCCTTATAATTTACTAATATTAAAATGAGTACATAATTTTATTTTTCTTAAACTTTTATAAACTTTTATAAATTTCTAAATATTTTTTAATTATGTACTCATTTTTCACATATTACTTAAACCCAAATTATAGGTATTATTAATATAGGTATAATTTGTAGATAAATCAACCACATATAATATAATTGCAATTATAATTGTTAATGTTAATATTTTAATAGGTTCGAAACTTTTAGATCTAATAAATAAAGCGATGATAGATACTATAAAACTTAGTAATATATAATATAATAAAACTTTTATATAATCAAGACTCATTATTCTACCATATTAAAATATTTTAATATAAAAACATATAAGATTAAATATCTTAATATATATTAAGAATAAACAATATGACTGATGTGCAGAATCCAACACATGTATCCACAAAAGAGGTAGATTATTTAGACGAAGATAAACCCATTAGAGGGCAAAATTTTGTTCTAGTTTCTTTTATTAGTCCTGAAGATGTTATTGTAAATAAAGAAGCCTATATCTTTACCAAATTTACTGAAAAATTCAGCGGAGATATGAAAAATCTTCTAGAAAGTATTAAAGAAAAATATCCAGATCAAAAAGATATGGTTAATACTATCATTGAAAATAATAATTACCTATTTAATCACGTAGAAATGAATGAGCAATTAAATTTTTTCAAATCAGTTAATAGCGAAGAATTAGAAAAGAATTATCATATTGATAATAACTTTATTACTTCTATTCGCGGAATTAAAGTAAGAGGTACTTTTGATACTATTGAAGAAGCAAAAAATCGTTGTGAATTTTTGAAGAAAATTGATAATAAATTTAATATTTATATTGCTCAGGTAGGTTGTTGGTGTCCTTGGTCTCCTAACCCAGAATGTCTTGAAAATCAAGAATATGCAGAAACTCAACTTAATACTCTAATGAAAGAGTATAAGAAAAATATGGACAATCGCGATGTAGTTTTTGAAAGCAGAAAACAAACAATTGCTTCAAATGCTGCTCCTGTTGGAACTACTAGTGAAAATATTAATGAAGAAGTAGATAATGTAGAACTAAGCGAAATAAAAGAAGAACTTGAAAAAGTTGATGCATGGAATCAAAGACATGTTGATTAGAATTATTTATATTTTTATTATTTTATAGATATTGGCGTTTATGTTTGTTGTTTTTTTGACTTATATTTTATTTCAATATATTTTTCAACAGTTTTAATTAAACTCTTTATTTTATTATTATAAAGAGAATTATTAATTCTGTGCGCACCACTATTATCGTTTATATTATAAATTACAATATTATTGGAAATTACTATACAACAAATATTTTTTAATCTAGGATTAAAGCTATCTTTTAGTATTTTCTCAATAATTTCATTTTTTTTAGAAGACGCGCTATGTATATAAGAATTATATTTGTTTTCAAATGAAATTATACTGCTACTATTAATAAATTTATCTAAAAAATCTTTTATAGTACTTATATAATTATCAGCTATTTTAACAGGAACAATTTTGTTAGTATCTTTATCTATAAAAACTATATATTTATCTTCCATAGTTTAATTATATAATATATAAATAATATTATAAAATTATAAAAAAATAATGTAAATCAAATTATATTAAATTATATTAAATTATACTAAATATATAGCATCAAATAACTACCTAATTCAAGACCATTTATTTGTACATGTGTTAATAGATTATTTTACGATATTTTCAAACATATTTTTATAGTCATCTATATTATGCGAACCTCTATATATACCTCCACTAACATATACTAACAATGCAATTGTACATTTACTTTGTACCATCGAAATTAATCCGGCAAATAAGGCAGCTTCAACACCTTCCATAAATTTATCAAAACGCGTCGCAGTCATATCGTTATATGTTCGAAATACAGAATTAATTGGTCCTTTTGTTCCCGGGTTATTATTATTAGGACCAGATACAAAAACCAATGTAGTTTTATACTGGTTTTCATAAATATACCGAGATCCTTTATATTGGTAATTTTTATCACTTAAATATACATTTTCTACAGTCCATGCATCTGCATAATCTTTAGGTACAGCATATCTATAATTTATACCTTGAATGGTTTTGTAATAATTTTTTCTATCTCCTCTACTCGCTGTAGGATATAAAAGACCCCACTATTAAAAATAGTACATTGAAATAATTTATTATAATATTCTTTTTTTCATCTTCATCTATTATATTTTTATTATTAGCATAAGTCATAAACCAATTAGACATTATATCTTCTTCTTGTGTTCTATGATTTTGATGAATATTACCTATAGTACCATCAAAATTTCCACAACCACCACCCGGTCTTCCTGAATTTGCTGCTATTAATGTTCCAATTTTAGGTGGATTACTACCCGAATATCTATTGTATATATTTGCACCTATACATGTCATACCATTTTTATTTTTTTCTATCTCTACAACTTGTATTTCATTACCTTTTCTATTTTTTGTAAAATTAAGTAATTCTGGTATTAATATATTAGTACTATTATACTCTTTAAAATCCAAATAGTGTTTATCATATCTATATGAATTATATGACATATACTCTTTTTTCCCTGTATGCATCTGTCGTAACATATTAAGACACTCATTGTCAACAACAGGAGACTTAGGGGACTTAGGGGACTTAGGAGACTTAGGGGACTTAGGGGACTTAGGGAACTTAGGGAACTTAGGAGACTTAGGAGATTTAGGAGACTTAGGAGATTTAGGAGACTTAGGGGACTTAGGAGACTTAGGTCTATTAAATCCATCTGGATTAGGGAAAGGGTTTGTAGATGGATTTAAAGTACGTTTTACAACCATGTCTTTGGTACCTAAAGTACCTCCAGTTCCACCTATTATAATTTTACGAGAACTATTAATATGTCTTACTATAATCCCATGTAATTTTTTAATTTTAATAGAGTTTAAATAATCATTTCTGTTCATATTAATTTTATAGTTTTCAAATATTTTTTTAGAAATTAATATAAATGCATCATTCTTCTTAACAATAATATAAGCAATATTTCTATATAATTTTACATATTTGTCATTAAGATTATTAGTTAATTCTTTAATAATTTCTGTTTTATTTAAATTAGTATTATTTGATTTCCAAAAAAAATCACCTTTCATATTTTTATTGATAGACATTTTAATAATTTTATTATCATTTGTAAATAAATACTTTTTTAGAATAGAAGATATATTCATCTTAGATAAATTAATTGGAAAATATTTAATATTTTTTTACTATCTTCTATATCAATAAATACTATATATTTTTCTATCATTCCTTATTTAATAGTATTAATTATACAAAAAATAATTCTATATTACTTTATTAAGAATGAAAGCAATAGCGATATTTCTACTTTTCATAGGTACTATATTAATAGTACAAGGGTATTATAGTAAAAAAGACAATAAATGTGAAAAAGAGAAGGTAATTATTAAATATATCCCTCGAAGTGTATATGAAGATCAAATGAAACCCGAGGAAAGTCTTGAAACTTATTATAAAGGAATGTTTGAAAATATAATATTAAAATAATTATTTTTATCCTTAATATTATTAAATGGATATATTAAGAAATATTGAAAAAAAATTATTAATTATTTTGAGCGATAAAGACAAAATTGACATTTCTAAAATTAATAATTTAAAAGGAGATATACGTGTTTATGTAGAAGATATTGATAAGAAAAGAGAGATAATAACAGATAAGAAAAATAAATATATAGAATTATATCATAGCAAACGATTAAATAATGAAGAAAAATATGAAAAATATTTAATTGAAAAAGAAAATCTTATGAGCAATTTAATAAAACACAAAAACAAATCTGCGCTACATGATTATCTAAATCAAAAATTAGAGTATAATGCTAATATCCCTGATATATACACTTATGAAAACATATCATTACATGAAGAACGTCATACACGCGACCCCACAAAAATAAATGCTAATCCGGTTAAACTACCCTCTAAGCCTAAACAAAAAGAGGTAAAAGAAGAAAACCCTGATAAGGAATGTCCTGAAGGTAAAGAGATAAATCCTGTTACTAAACGCTGTGTTAAAATATGTGATAAAGATAAAATAAGAAATCAATTAACTGGAAAATGTGAAAAAATCAAGACCAAAAAGACAGACAAAGTAGACAAAGTAGACAAAGTAGACAAAGCAGACAAAGTAGACAAAGTAGACAAAGCAGACAAAGTAGACAAAGTAGACAAAGCAGACAAAGTAGACAAAGTAGACAAAGTAGACAAAGTAGACAAAGTAGACAAAGAATGTCCTGAAGGTAAAGAGATAAATCCTATAACAAAACGTTGCGTTAAAATATGTGATAAAGATAATACAAGAAACCCTAAGACTGGTAAATGTGAAAAAATTAAAAAATAATAAGCATATATTTCTATATATATTATTTCTCTTTTTTATGAGATATTATTAGATACTCTAATAAATAAATGTATACAAGATTAGATGAAATTGTTGATAAAAAAAGCAATATATTATCTAAAATATTAAAGGTCGATCCTAAAAGTCTTAAAGAATCAAAACTTTCACAATCACATAATTCAGGAATTGATACTAATATGATTAGAAATATACAAGAGAGAATTAATAACCGTCTATTTAATCTCTAAATTGTAGATTATGAATTAATGTGTGGCAATAAGATGACATCTAAAATGATGTCTAAAGTTTTGGATTGTGATGAGAGACAACTAAAAAATTCTGCAAATATATAAATGTCTTCAAGGAGAATATCAATTCATCTCCTAAATCTATCAAAAACAAAATGATTAGTAAAATAAGTCTAAATAAATTACCTGAAGAATTGAGAACACAAATAGTAGAGAAGTACAAGAGTTTATTTCCAACTAAATATGTTTTGAGATTGGGTACCTACATATAAAATAAATTGGAGTACTTTATCACGAAATCCAAAATGCAATAGATTTTTAAAAGCAAATCCTAAAAATATAGATTGGGGTTGGTTATCATGTAATCCTAATGCTATAGAATTATTAAAAGCAAATTTTGGTAAAATAGATTGGTATAATTTATCAAAAAATCCAAATACAGAAGCTATAGAATTATTAAAAGCATATCCTAAAAAAATAAAATGGGAGTATTTATCAGAAAATTCAAACACGAATATTATTGAACTTTTGAAAGAAAAAATAAAATTAGAAAATAATTTAAGCAGCGATGAATTAGATGATTTACCTAATTATAAAAAATAGATTGGAGTGTTTTATCAGCAAATCCAATTGTGATAGAATTATTAAAAGCAAATCAAGGTAAAATAAATTGGCAGGCTTTGTCTGCTAACCCAAATGCATTTGAATTATTAAAAAAATATCCTAAAAAAAATAGATTGGGAATATACATCAATGAATCCAGTTATATTCGAAGCTAAATAATTTATATTTTCTTTAGGATATATAATTATATATAATAAGATACAATCTATTCAAGATTATAAAAATTTGCAGATAAAAAACTATATTATATACAATCAAATTTATACCCTAATATATACAGCGTCTCCCCATCCTTTTTCAGTAGTTATAGTAAAAACTCTAATAAATCCATTTGTAAATAAAAAATCATCTAGTTCTGTGATGGATGCGCAATTTTTATACAACTCTATTTCATGTATCTTGCAATAAATTATTTTTACATTTTTAATAAATTTAATAGCACCTTTTAAAGCTAATAATTCGGCGCCTTGAATTGCAATATTCATAAAATCATACATCTTTTCATTAAGATTATGGAATGCTATAAATGTATCAATTGTAATACTTTTATTTTTACATTCTTCAATATATGAAATATTTGGATATGCATTCTTATGTTCTAACATAGATAATATGCTAGATGATGACGTATCATCTGCTTTATTAAAAATAATAAGTTCATCGTCAATGTCTGTAATAACAGCATTGTAGACATTTATTATATTTTTATTTTTAGCAGCTATTACTAATTCGTTATTCGCTTCAATCCATATAATATCTTTATTTGTAATACCTATGCTATTATATATATACATCTCCTCGCATAAATGCGCACCTATGTGCAAACACCCACTAACTTTAATTTTTCTACTATTTAATAATTTAACTAATTCATCTAATGTAATTAACATTATATTGCGTTATAATATTAATTATCTTAATATAATATATTATTAGATTAATGTCAGTTTCAACAACTAAACCGCAATTGAATACAGGTAATGAACAAAACGATATAAATGATCCGGTTGTACAAGATGTTCTTAATGAATTTCGTGAAGAATTATTATCTTCTAAAAATAAAGAAAGTGGTATTAATTCGCATAATATGCATCAACAAAATATACCGCAGAATATGATGCCTCATCAATTAAATAATAATCAACAATTTTATAATAATCAAGGAATGCCTCCTAATATTCCACCAAATATGTCTGGAAATAATCAAAATCAACAACAAAATATATTTTATCCTCCCTTCATATCATCTCCGCCTCATAATATGAATAAAAATGATTATATGATGTACATAGACATAGAATTGATAAAAAAAAATATAATAATAGTATTAATAGTATTTTTAATATATAATAGCGGTATAATAAATAATATATATGATAAAATACCAGATTATTTACAGGAAAATATTACAACTTTTGACGTGTATATTAAAACTACATTAATATTCATAATACTATATACAATATCTTATTTAGGATATGTATAAAATTATCTAATAATTGTAAGAATATTTAATATCTTGTACTGCAACTCTATTTTCTTTTACTGAACCAAAATATTTATAAACATATAAACTTATGATAATAAACGTTATTATCATAGAGATTATGGTAGTGCCTAGAATTACACTATAACTATCAGAATCATATATTTCTTTATTAATAACTATAAACGCTATTATCATAGAATTGTATAATAAAACTACAAAAGCATACACAATCATAAACAAGTAATGACTTGTAAAATATCCCCATAATAATGCCATAACCATTATAATGCTAACTATACTATATCCAATTATGATGAATACATTTTTAACAATATTATTATTTTCTGTTTGTGTTACAAATGTTTCTTTCATTTATATATACTATATATCTAATAATTATTAAGATAATTTATTATCATTATTTATACTTTTGTAAAATTCCTTTACATATATATTTGTTTTGAAAGAATTCTTATCTACATCTATTATTCTTATAGAATTTAAATTTTTTGCGCGAGATAATGCTGTATATGATTGTCCGCACGTAAATATATTAGGACCTAAGTCCAATTCTAAGGCATCTATAGTCATCCCTTGAGATTTATGGATAGATAGAGCATAACATATTCTAACTGGCATATGATTTATGAATGACTTGCTATTATTATTAAATATATCTGTATAATAATTAATTTTATGAGTATTACCTTCAACGTCGCAAATAATTATAAAATCATCATCTAAATGTTTAATTACACCACGCGTTCCATTTACTAGTGAATTTTCAATACTTATATTTCTAATAATTATTATTTGCGAATTTAAAGTAAGTTCTATCAAATATTTATCCCTTTCTTTTTCCATATCAATACTAGAATTTGCAAAATATGTTTTTGATATATAACCCATTGATTTAAGTTTTTCTATTTCAATAATATTAATTTTATCAGCATTAACATTTATAGGATATAATTTTGTGGGAATTATTCCATTTTCAAATTCAGTATCTCGTAATTTATTTAACACATTTATTATTTTATCTGTACATTTACCTTTACGAACAATACGCAAAATATTTTGGAATAATAAATCTTCGCTTTGTCGAATTAATTTTTCTAATAAAATAACTTTAATATTTATCTTATTCCATAATTCTGATAGAAAGCAATATTGACCTTTAACTGGTGCTAATTGACAAAAATCACCTATTAAAATTAACTGAATATTTCCAAAATGTATATCAGTCATTTTTATCATACATAATAGTTGTGATATTTTTTCAAATAAATCTTTATCAAGCATTGAAATTTCGTCTATAATTAATGTATCTATTTTCAATATATTTTCAAATTTTTTCTTATTTTTTAAAAGATTATTAAATATTTCTTTTGTATTTCCAGTACCGAGACCAAGTCCTAAGAAAGAGTGTAATGTTTGACCTCCTATAATAACAGCAGCAGTTCCAGTTGTTGCTGTTACAGCATATTTTTTATTATTATTTCTTAAACACTCCATAATATATTTAATAGTATATGATTTTCCAGTACCTGCCGAACCTGTAAGCAATATATTACATCCGTTCATAACACAATCTACTGCATATTTTTGTTCCTTATTTAAAAGTTCCATTATAAAATTAAATATAATTATAATCATTTTTTACAATATAATTTAAATAGAAGGTTAATAATAATGTCAACTAAAAAATAAATAAACAAAAATACAATGGCGATTCATTGAATAAACGTTATTCTGATATATACGGAATATCTCGTTGGGGAATATATATACCAAGAGTTAATTCTCTAACCATACAACCTACAGGTTACGCTACCAGACCTGGGTCTCCTACAGGTTACGCTACCAGATCTGGGTCTCCAGTAAATCTTGATAATTCTTGTATTGGAGGTGCTCCATCATTTACACCTTTTCTCATTTCAAAATGGGCGTTTGAAATGAGATTTATAAATAATTCTTCTTAATTTTCCGTGTTTTATTCTTTGGTATATATTTTTCTTTCCGTATTTTGATTATTACATTTTCAATATTCTCCTTTAATTTTATATGAGTTAAACCATCTAATTTTTGTAATCGTGATTTCAACATTACCATCTTTTTTATATATTTCAACACATCGCATTAGACTTCTACGAGAACATTTAAATATTTTACATATTCCTGTGTTTTATCTTCAACAAAATAATATTGCACATCAGTTAATTTATAATCATTGCTTTTACAAGACATATTTATTTACATCTATATTTATATTATCAATTCCTAATTTTTTTATTACATTATTCCTATATTTTTCATTAGTTGTAAATTCGTCATATAATGCTTTAATAAAACCACAATCACTATTATTTATAAAATGCTCAGTATATATTTTCCATAATTTAAATAAAAAAATAAAAATAATATTTAGATGGATTATAAGAAATTTGAAGAAAATATATATAAATATATTATAGAATATAATAAAGGTAGTACTAAGTCTATTACACGAGTAAAAAAAGCCAAAGAAACATTGAATATTACAGATAAACAATTATCAGATATTATTTTGTCTTTTGATAATCTGTTGAGAAAAAATATATATAAATATTCTTATAATAAAAGTTTTAAAACGGGTAAAAGTATATATACTAAGCATGATGATAATATGTCTGAAAATAATGTTAAGTCATGTCTTTCTAAAATATACAAAATACAGCCTGATGAAAATATTACTAACTTATCCGAGAATACCTTTACTACAAAAATAAATGGCAAAAATAAGATTATTAATTTTGCTCAATATTATGATTATAGTATTGAGCAAAATTATAAAAACTCGATGAAACGCAAGTTCTTATATAAGGAACTCGTTAAACTAGACCTGATTCCAAAGATAAATGACATTATTATGTGTAATAATAGCAATAATTCCATTACACATAGCGTTAAAATGGTAGATACAGGATATTATATAATAATATATGATAATCCTGCCGACTATAAGAAATTAAATGCTGAAAATATCAATAAACTGTCTGGCGAAGAGAAGAAGACTCTTTTTAATAATTTGGAATTATTCGCACAAAAAATATTTGAAAATAAAGTAATATCATACACCAAGTTTATTGGAGAATATTCTTACGGAACTTTAGAATGGATATTCTTTGATAATAATCTAAAAATAGTAATCATCATAAACGAATCTTATCCGATGTATAAATTTAATGATAAAGAAAATGCTACTATGAATAAAAACACATTTTATAAAAAATTAACTAACAAAATATTCAATAAATCTAATAATATACAGAATTTAAATATTAAAGAATATGTAATATTACGATTATTACAGGAAAAACAGTTAATTTTATAAGGACATGGTTCTATACTTTATCAATTATAAAATTATAAAATTAAAAACATTATGATTTTATATATTTATAAACTAAATATGGTCTTATATTTTTAAATTAATAAAAAAATTGACAGATAACAATATTAAATAATTATACAATGTTTCAAAACATCGTCTTCACTGTCGCCCTTGTTGCTACCGTCGCTGTGTCTAATATTGGTAGAACCGATGCGCGAATGAGAATTAGTAGAATGAGAACATCTAGATGTGATTGTGCTGATACTCTATTGAAAGAAAGAGATGACGCCTATTGTAGATACAATACGGCTATTGGCATTTCAGAAAATATTATTACCATAAATAATTGTCCGCCAGGAAAAGAATTTAAATACGACAATTACAATAATGATTATAAGGTTAATTGTAATAACT